GATATAAAAGAAATGATAGATGAAGATGTGGAAAAACTTGTGAATAAGGTGGATAGAAAAGCGTGGGGATGGCAAAATGATACTTACTGAAATTCTATCAATTTGCCTAAACCACGAACATTATAACAAGGTTCGTAGATTTATTGATAAGGATATGTTTAATCGTGATTATGGTATAGTATATACCCTAATTGAAAAAATACATGACAAATACCCAGAAAAGGTACTAAAACTGCGAGAATTAAAGGTCATGTATGCTGACCTATATCCTGCTGTACCAAAGGCTACAAGGCAAAATATAGTAGATAAGATAGATGAATTAGATGAAAATAGTTCCATATCGGAACTAAATTTTGATGCCATAAAAAACTTTTGGGCTAGGCAACAAGCAAAAGAAATAGGAGAAAAGGCAGTTGATATTTATACAGGGGCTGACAAAGATGTAAGTGGATTAAGACGATTAGTTGAAATGCTAGATGAACAAAATATGGTAGGTAGCGAAACTTACAATGTTGTAGAAGAGGATATAGAAGAATTATTTACTTTAAATGGGTCAGAGGGTGAATTTAAACACAGATTACTAACAATTGCTGATAATGTTCCCTCACTAGATAGAGGACATTTTGTTATTCTTTTTGCTAGACCAGAGATAGGTAAGACAACATTTTCTAGTTTTAATGCTTCTGGTTATATTAAACAAGGAAAGAAAGTAACATATTGGGCTAATGAAGAACCTGCCGTTAGAATTAAACTACGAATAGTTCAATCATATTTTAATCAAACAAAAGAAGAAATTGCTGATAATATTGACAATTACAAAGAAGAGTATTTAACAAATATAAAACCTTATTTAACAGTTTTTGATAGTGTCGGTACACACATAGATGAAATAAATGAGTATGCACGAGTTTATAAACCCGATGTTATGTTTGTTGACCAATTAGATAAAGTTCACATTACTGGTCAATACAATAGAACCGATGAAAAATTAAAAGATGTTTATGTTCGAGCAAGAGAAATTGCAAAAAGACATGGTTGTTTATTGTGGGCAGTATCACAAGCAAGTTATGAAGCAGAGGGAAAATCAATTATAGATTATTCTATGTTAGATAATTCTAGAACAGGAAAAGCAGGTGAGGCAGATTTAATTATAGGTATAGGAAGAGGTGCTGATAATCATGACTTATCAGACCCTTATAGATGTATTACAATAAGTAAAAATAAATTAAATGGTTGGCATGGCTCTCGTCATGCAACTATAAGTATTAGGAGAGGAGTGTTTGAAAGTGATACTGACACTTGATGTAGAAACAACTTTTGATGTTGATGAAGAAAATAAAATAACTTCAAGTCCATTTAATGATAACACTTTAGTTTCTGTTGGATATAAAGTTAATGACAATCCTGTTGAGTACTTATGTTTTTATCATAGGGATGAACCACCAACACCAAATGCAAAAAAGATTTTACAAAATGTTTTAGATAAAACAAATATACTTATAGGACATAACATAAAATTTGATTATAGTTGGTTAATACAATGTGGATTTACTTATGACAAAAAATTACATGACACTATGGTTATGGAATATATTATGGCACGAGGTGTTAAGTGGGGATTTTCGCTAGAGGATTGCTGTAAAAGAAAAGGTGTAGCACTTAAAAAAAGTGAACTAATTCAACCATTTATGACAAATAAAACTTCGTATGAAAGAATACCTTGGACGATTGTAGAAGAGTATGGTAAACAGGATGTTGAAAGTACTTATCAATTAGCTATGGCACAGTTGAGTAAATTAAAAATGAATTGGGGAGATTTATATGCCTAACGGAATAGTACCAACTATAAAACTTTCAATGGAACTAACAAAAGTTTTAGCTGACATTGAAATGAATGGTTTACATATTAATACTGACATACTAACAAGTATAAAAGTTAAATTTGAAAAAGAACTTGTTGACTTACAAAAATATTTAAATGACAAAGTAAAATATTTTATGGGTGATACACCAATTAATTTAGATTCACCAGAAGATAGGTCGGTGCTTTTTTATTCAATGAAAGTAACTGACAAAAAAATGTGGGCGACAAGATTTAATATAGGATATGAATTAAGAGGTAATACAAAAAAACCTAAACGAAGAACTAATTTTGAAAGTGTAAGAGATTTTTATATAGAAATAAATTCAATGGCAAGACCAGTATTCAAAACACATGGAACTATTTGTCATAACTGTCAAGGAACTGGTAAGTACACTTATATGAAAAAAGATGGTACACCAAGTAATGTAAAACGAAAATGTAAAACGTGTGATGAAAAAGGATTACTGTTTACAAATAAAGATGAGAGAGCAGGATTAAAATTAAAACCAAGAAATGTTATTGATTGTTCTGCTATGGGATTTAAAACTGACAAAGAAATATTAGAAAGTTATCTATCTACTGCTAGTGATGAGGTACATGAATTTTTAGTTAAGTATGTACGCTATTCAGCTATACGAACTTACCTAAGAACTTTTGTAGATGGTATGCAAAAAGCTATAAGTAAAGATGGTATGGTACATCCACAATTTATGCAATGTGTAACAAGCACAGGAAGATTATCATCTAGAAATCCTAACTTCCAAAATATGCCTAGAGGTAATACTTTTCCTGTTAGAGAATGTATTACTTCACGATTTAAAGGTGGAAAAATATTAGAAGGGGACTATTCTCAACTAGAATTTAGAGTAGCAGGATTTTTAGCAGATGACAAACAAGTATTTAAAGATGTTAAAGATGAGGTTGATGTTCATAGTTATACGGCTAGGATATTAGGTGTATCTAGACAAAAAGCTAAATCTGATACCTTTAAACCACTTTATGGAGGTATTTTAGGTACTCCAAAGCAAATGCAATATTATAGAGCATTTAAAAATAAGTATTCTGGTATTACAAGATGGCATAGAGAATTACAAAATGAAGCATTTATGTCAAATAAGATAAAATTACCTAGTGGAAGACAATATTTCTTTCCAAATGTTGAACGATTACGTAGTGGAAGTGTAACAAATTCTACTGCTATAAAGAATTATCCTGTACAGGGCTTCGCCACGGCAGATTTATTGCCTATTGCATTAATTAATTTAAAAAACTTGTTGACAAAAAGAAATTTAAAGACTATTATATGCAACACAGTACATGATAGTATCGTTTTGGATGTGTATCCAGACGAAGAACAACAAGCTATCACAACTTTAAAGGAGGCTATGATGTCTTTATCAAATGAGTGTGAAGAAAGATATGGCTTTAAATATACGATGCCAGTAGGAATTGAGTTAAAGCTCGGTGATGATTGGTTAAACATGAAGGAGGTTTATAAATCAAATGGTTGAAAATGGTACAGATACTAATGCTTTAGCAGTTCCAACTGACTTTAATACATTAAGTGATACGGAGCTAATGAAGTTAACAGGACAAACTGATGGTGGTGGTGGACAAGGTTCAGTGCTAGGTCGTTTGTCAATTAATTATCAAACAGAAGATGAAAATGACAAACCGTTACCACGGGGTTATTTTGTTCTTCCTGTTGATGGTGACAAAGTGTATGCGAAAGAGGTTACTTTTAGACCTTTCATTCGTTTATATGCATATAGTTATTGGGATAATAGTGAAGAGGAATTTACATCAAGTGTGCAAATGCCATCACTAGGAGACCAATTTGCCGATTCTAAGGGTAACTATAAGTGTGGAAAATTATCTAGAGAGGAAGTTGAAAAACTACCAGAGAATGACCCACAAAGAATTATCCAAAGTGCGATAAAATGTAATCAAGTTCTTTACGGCGTAGCAACGCTCACAGGTAAAAAATCTGATGAGCAAGACGTAAATGTTAAGGAAGTTCCGTGTGTATTATATGCTAAAGGTACAAATTATTTACCTTTTAGTAGTACACTATCTGGTTTAGCAAAACAGAAAAAACCAATGATAAGAACTAATCTTATGTTATCTACTAAAAAACAAAAATCGGGTGGAAACACTTATTTTTCGGTTAGTATTAAGACAGGTTCTACAGTTGATTTATCTGACACAGATAAGGAATTACTTAAAGAATTTATGGTAGCTATAAAATCCGTAAACGAAAGTGTCATGGAGAAACATCGTAGTGCTATTAAAAGTAAAACAAAAGATGGCGACCACTCCCTAGCTATTGAGTTAGACCAAGAATAGCATATGTTATCTACTCTAATAGAGAGTTTTCTTTATGATGCAGTTCGGGGGAAGGCAAAACTTTCCCCCGAAACTATATCTGAATTTAAAGAGGCTTGTGGTAAGGCTTTAGAAAAACAATTTAATGAAGAAGTTAAATGGCGAATGAGGATGTCGGGGTTAGGTAAACCTCTATGTCAACAGCAATTAGAAAAAAAAGGTAAAGAAAAAGAATTACAATATAATACAATAATTAAGTTTTTAATGGGTGATTTACTTGAAGCAGTTGCTATAGCTGTTATGAGAGGTGCAGGTATAGAACTTGAAAAAATACAAGAACCTGTAAAATTAAAAATAGGAAATACTGAATTAGGTGGTACTTATGATGTCAAAATAGATGGTAAAGTATGGGATATAAAATCTGCTAGCCCATCTAATTTTATGGGTAAGTTTGGTGAATTTGGAAGTTATACAAAAATAAAAGGTGATGACCCTTTTGGGTATATTATGCAAGGTCATTTATATGGAGAAGCTGACAATGTTCCTTTTGGTGGTTGGATAGCTATTAATAAAGTTACAGGGGAATTTGCTGTATGTGAAGCACCTGTAAATCAAGAAGAAGATAGAAAAGAAATGTTACAAACAGCCACTGAAAATATTAAAGTTTTAGAATCTAATAAAAAGTTTGAAAAGTTATTTCATGAAATACCAGAAACATATGTTCCTAAATCGGGTAAACAAAAAGGTATTAGAATAGAAACAGGAAATACTATATTAGAAAGTATATGTGGATACTGTGATTTTAGAAAACATTGTTGGCCAAAAGCTGTATTACATGAAAAAGTAACATCAAAAGCTAAATCAAAGCCTATGGTGTGGTATAATAAATTAAAAAATACGGAGGTAAAAAATATATGAACATACTTTGGTTATCTCATCCTTTTAGAAAAGATGATATTGTATCTAATAGGGATGCTGTTTGGGTCTATACTGACAACGAATTACGTGAAGGTGGGGGTGAAATGAAAGAATTTATGAGAGGAATTGAGAATTGTCATGCTTTAATAACAAGGGAAACTACAGGAAAAGATGGTTATTTTAGAGAAGATAACATAGAAAGAAAAAAAAGAAGTATACAAAATCATTTTAATGCTTTACAAATACGAATAAAACAGGGTAAATTAGCAATACTACCTTCTATAGAAATAAATGAGGCAATAATAGAAATGGATAAGCACGCACCTATTTTATCTGAAACTTTTAAAAAAGGTGTAGAAACTATTAATAAATTTAAACTGACAACGCTTATATGAAAAGAAAGGGATTTCGCTCTGAATTTGAGAGGGGAGTTGCCTTATTTTTAATTAAGAATAAAATAAAGTATGAATATGAACTGCAATATCTTGAATATCAGCCTAAAATAAAAAGATATACTCCCGATTTTTATTTACCTAAACAAAATATATTTATTGAAGCAAAAGGGTTTTTTGATTTAGCTGATAGACAAAAACATTTGTTAGTTAGAAAACAAAATCCAGATTTTGACATACGATTTTTATTCGTAAATGCAAAAAATAAACTTAACAAATCAAGTAAAACAACTTATGGTCAATGGTGCGATAAGAATAAAATACTTTGGGCAGAAAGAAGGATACCGAAAGAATGGTTGATTTAACTAAACTTGTAGATGAAACAGAAAAGTTATCATTACTTCCTGATAGACTTTATTTAATTTTAAAACCTGTAAAGGATGATAAAGGTGGATTTGATATGATGGCGTACGATACAACAGACCCTAAGAAATCTCTTAGTCCTGCTTTTTATGTATTAAAAGGTATAATGGAGATGATGAATACAGATTTAGATAGACTTATATCACTAGGTCAAATGGCTGTTATGGATAAAATAGTGGATATACAAAGTAATGGAAATACACCTACAACAGAGACAGTAGATGATGAAATTATAGAATTAGTAAATATAGGAAAAAAACATTGAGTAAAATACAAGAAAATAATGGAAAGACACTAAAAGAATTAAAATCACACGATTTTTCTATAACTAAATTTAAGAAAGATTTAAAATATGGAAAGAAACATGAAAAACTTGTAATGAAATCACGGGAGAATTATGAATTAAAAACAGACAGATTGTCGCATAAAACAGGTAATGTATTTGTTGAGTTTATGTCTAGAGGAAAGGAAAGTGGTATAAAGACTAGCAAAGCTGACATTTGGATATTTAGAATTGTGGATAAAAAAGATAAACATCTATTTTCTATTGAGATTCCCCTTGACAGACTATGTGATATGGTGTATAATAAATATACTATTGTCTCTGGTGGTGATAAATTAACTTCTCGGGGATATTTAGTTCCTATAACAGATTTGGTAGCAATATGACAGAAGATTATAAAGATTATAAATTAAGAGGTAAAATTCATGCACCATTTGGCCCCACGATTTTAGAATTTCAAATGCCAGAGCCTTATGTTAGTATGTTAAACGAATACGGTGATAAAATATCTGCAAGTGATGAAAAATCTAAACAGCTAGATTGGTCAGATAATCTTGTGGGTAATGTTAAACAAGAACATAAGATTGAAGAACATATATGGTATGAAAAACCAAATAAAAATTTACCTAATTTATTTAATTGGGCAGGAAATTGTGTTAGTATGTATATTAAAACACATCTTTCTAAGGGTGATAAAGACGATATAGAAATGTCTAAAAAACCTATTAAAAGTATTCAATTACACAATAGTTGGCTTGTTAATTCTATTGCAGGAGATTTTAATCCACCACATATGCATTCTGGAATGCTATCTATAGCAGGTTGGTTAAAGGTTCCTAAATCTATTGAAAAAGATAAAGAAAGAGAACAAGCAGGGTGGATAGAATTTTTATTTGCAGACCCACATCCTTTTGTTAATCCTAAATACTCTATAAAACCAGAGGTAGGAAAAATAATGGTATTTCCTAATTGGTTACAGCATCAAGTGTATCCATTTAGAGGAAAGGGAATTAGACGAAGTATATCATTTAATATGAGTTATAATTTTTAGTGGAAATATGGGAATTTTGGTTATTACTTATGGTAACAATAAATACAATACAAAATTTAATTGTATTTTTTGTAGGTAGGAAGTTTAAGAAAGAAAAGAAATAATGGAAGTAACAAAAGAATTTTTAGACGAAGCTAGGAAGTTAGTAGGTGGGGATAGACAAAAGGATTATGGTGATAAAGTACAAAATCATAAAAATATAGCAAAATTATGGTCTGCATACTTGGATATAGAAATTACAGCAGAAAATGTTGCTATAATGATGAGTTTATTAAAGGTAGCACGAACTAAGCTAGGAGCTACTAGCAAAGATACCTATATTGACATGGCTGCTTATAGTGCTATAGCAGGTGAAATAAGATTTAAAGATGAAAAAAAAGATAGTTAAAATACAAAAATTAAATGATATTGACTTAGATGATTGGAAGATAACATTTGAGGATGAAACACACATTAATCAGAAACATGAGCAATTTTTTG